GGTTGAAAAGTTATAAAGCTGCTGCAGGTTTCTGTCTGGAATCTCAATCTCCGATAAATCTTTCAGTGTGCCGTTTGACATGCGGACGGTTGCATGATTGCCAGAAACGTTCTGCACATCGATCACAATCTGTTTTTCCCCCGTACTCTTCACCACTGCTCTTGTGACACCTGTATGACTCTCTCTTCCCTTTTTCTCCATCTGCGCATAATGGTAACTGCTCTGAACGTTGTTAATTGCGTCATTTACGGCAGTATGCTTTCCTTCTAATGTTTCTGCATATACGGTCGGTAGGTTCGGATTTGCTTCAAATTTTTGCGTCCTGGTATCATTTTCTTCATTCGTCACCTCCTCACTCGGTGTCGTGACTGCTTTTATGATCTCCTTTGCATCTTTTCTTGCCTGCTGTTTCGTTTCGCCAAGCTCGGCAAAACGTTCTGTCAATACGTCTTGAATATCCTTTCCAGATTCCTCTGCCATAGACTGTGCAATTGCTCCAAGATCTTCCGCATTAAGATTTTCTCTTCCCTTTTCCTCTACGATCTGTTTTGCAGTTGTTCTTTCATCCATCTGCTCTGCTACATCCAATACATTGTTTTTTAATTCTGTTGTAGTTTCGATATGTGCCCCCAGCTTATGGTAATTGACAGCATTTGCCGTATTTGTGATTCCACCCATGATACCACCGGAAATAGCACCTGCAAGTACATCCTGTGCGATCTCGCCCATAAAATCTTTACTTGCCATGTCTTTTGCTTCCTGTTCTGTATATCCCATGGAAACATAATTCTGTACATTCCGGTTGTACTCTGACTGGTCACCATTGATGATGTTATCCGCAATTGCATTTGCAATATCTGTAAATCCTTCCTCTGTTCCTTCGATTCCTGCCTGTGCCAGTGTGCTCACGATTGCTTCTTTTGCCGCTGTTTTTCCGCTTCTATGCAGAATATCCCATGCATGATCCAAAGATACCACCTCAAACAGCATCTCATTAATACCTGCAGCTGTGGCGTGCTTGATGGAATTTTCTGTACTGATTCCGTTCGCCTGATCCTGCTGCAATGTCGTTGCATATGCAGATGCGCCAAACTCCGGCAAAGTTACGATATTTCCAACCGTTTTCGCTGCTTTTCCTGTCAATCCAAGACCACCAACAACCTCACTTCCCAGTGCTACGGAATATGCGGATTTTGCCGTACTCATACCTACTCCATATGCAAACTGTCCATACTTATTATCAATCTTATCGCTGACCGCACTTTCTGTCGCATTTGAAAAATTAGTCAGTGCATATGCGTCCGAGTTTGTATTTACCGGTGCACTTGGATCAGCATAATATGGTCTTTTTAATGTCTCTACTACCGCTGCCAGTCCTGCTGCCGGTGACATTGCCACATCTATTACTGACATTCCTATACCATTTACTATTGGATTCTCATTAACAGCCTTCTGTATTCCCTCATTCATTTCTATTGTTTTCTTCTCATCGTTAATCTCATTTACATACTGTGTAAGAACATCTACATTCTTTATACCTGATTTCTCCAGTAATTTCCTTGACTGATCCATGCTAGAAATATTCTCTGCATTATTCTTTGCTATGTTCGTATCATAATTCTGGTTCATGCCAGAAAATGCCATATTAGACTCTACATTTTTCTTTGCTTCTGCATATTCTTCCAATGTCTGTCTCTGTTCATCTGTCAGAGCACTTAAGGCATCTTCACGCTTTTTATTATACGCATTCCGCTCTTTTTCCGCTTTCCGCCTGTCAGACTCATTCTGATATAAGTCAATCTGTTCCTCCTGCTCGAAGTGCTTGCTCGCAGCCTCCGGACTCCTTCCAAACGATGCAGCATATTCTTCGTCTGACTTCTGCATTCTTTCTTTTGCAATCTTAAGTGCTTCCTCAATGGCTCTGTCATCCATAGTCTGGATGATTCTGCTGCTGGTTGGAAGCTTGCTGTCCTCGGTAAAATAGCGGTTCTGTCCTTCCTTTATTCCGCTTTGAATTGTGTTGACAGACGACATCTGATTTCTTGTGCCATAGTACTGCTCTAATTTTTGCAAGCCAGATTGTGCAAGCTGAGCGATATCCTCATTATTATCCTTATCTTCTACACCATAATGGGCTTTCAATTTTTTCATTGCATATTCTGCTGCTGTTTCACTTTCTTGATAGTTTCCATTATCCACCGCCTTAGCCGCTTCTGTTACTTTGCTTTCACTATA